GTATGGCGACATAGTTTAAAGTTAATATGCCTCCAGACCAGGCCAGCACTGTGATTCTCACCATTGTACTGATGATAGCTGCTTGCTCTTCGGGGTCGGGAAGAATCGCATCCTTTGCCTTAGCAAATAAACCTTTCTTCTTCTCTTCCTTTACCTCTTCTTTCACTTCATCTGTCATTATAGCACACTGTAAGTCATTCTATTTATAAGAATGTAATGAAGTATCTATATGCACTAGTTCCTTCTCTATTAACTATACGGAATGTGCCATCTACTGAGCCTGGTATGATAGTTGTCTTATTGTTGGGGAAATTAGAGAAGGATGCATCGTATGTATTAGAAACAGATAATTTACTTCCAACAGTAGTACCTGTATCCATTACTATAATATTCTTACTTAAACCAGCATCAATATATACCAGACCTGATATATCAGGTTGTGGATAATTATCTGAATAACTGCTTGGATCACTGACACCAAGAAGAGAAACGATACAACCTTTTCTAGGCATTGTAATGTCGGCACTCATTGATTCATCATTAATATTAGAAACTACCAGACCTCCTACCCTGTTTCCAGCGTAGTTAATTTCTGCTGTACCAGTAACTTGTCCATTTCCACTACCATCATCTGTACCATCTCTCTCACTGATGAAAATAGAACCATCAGAAGTAATTCTCATCCTCTCTGGAGGTAGCGAAACTGGAGAATTATAAAGAGGTTGTGTATGGAATACTAAGTCACCACCATAAGTACCACCACTATTAGAGTTAACATCAGTAAGGTTGTAACCAATCGCTGCCATCTTGACAGTACCATCATATCCAGACATCAATTCAATTTCCTTACCAATTGAACCACCTCCAGACCAAATTCCTTTTACTCTGAAGTTTTGTATGTCTAAGGAAGTTCCACCTGTTATTGTTTTAGTTCCAGCATCAATCTCACCACTGGAGAAGATTTTTAGTTTGTGTGTGGCTGCTTGAGCAGTTAATATAGCTGCAGTGTTATCATTATAACCAATTAGTAATGAAGCATCACTAGATTCTGGATGAAGATTCCAACCATCACTACCAGTATTATCTTCTAGTAATAATCCACCTTCCCAGTTATTATCATGAGCTTTAACATGAAGAGTCGCTCTAGGAACCGCAGTTCGTACACCAGTCATTCCCTGCGAGTCGATACGTATTCTTTCTGCTGGTGTAGTACTATCAGGAGGACATGTATAGAATGCTAATCTACCTGGTGATTCTGCATTACTAACAGCAACACCATTTGCTTCATCACATATTCCTCGTATTCCAGCAAAGTTATTGAATGTTCCACTACCATCAGAACCAGTGAAATCTATTTGTCCTAAATTATCATCACCAACTACAGCACCATCCGAACCTATGGTAGTTCCTCTTGACTTACCAAGATTAATATATGTTGGGTTCTCATCATTACTATTTCTTGTAATAGAAATACTTGCTTGAGTAGCACTTGTTCCTTCTATTGCTAATATATTTGTAAATCCACCGTTTTTATTAGTTTGAGCCGTATTTCCTATTAATAATGGTCCAGTCGCAAGAGATAAACTAGAAGGTGCATATGAAACAGCAGTACCTAGTGTCCAAGTCTGGTTTGTTTCTCCTGTTCCACCACCACTGTTAGGTCCAATTGTTCTTGTGTTCTCGTCAGCAATATAGATTCCATTAATAGAATAGTGTCTGTTATCTGCCAGATCCATATGCTCTGTAGATACCCAAGTGTCATAGGTAACACCACCATCCTGATGTTTATATGTAATTGACTTATCTGTACTACCCTTAACGATAATACCACCACCCTCGGCACTAGTATCAGAAGGACCAAGAGCAGTTATAGTTGCCGTTCCATTACCAGTAATATTTGCAGAAACTACCGCAGTATTATTTGTAATAGAAACAATTGTTGTTCCAGCAGGTATTGTAATACCACCAGTAGTAGTTTGAATTTCCATACCTGGAATCAATCCAAGTGTAGGAGTTATTGATGTAAGGTTAGCAGTACCATCTGCTACAGTAGCAGAGAATGTGGTACTAACAACAGCACCCATCTCAAATGTCTTGTCACTGATCTGTACTATGTTTGACTTAACAATACTAGAAGTACCATTAACAGTTAAGTTTCCTTTAACAGTAGTATTACCATCAACAGTAAGATTGTGGTTAAGTGTTACATCATAGGCTTGATCACCACGGATCCATGCCTCAGTACCAGAACCAATAACTAACTGCCTATCTCCACTAGCACTAGGTGGTTCAAAGGTTGCGTTAGTTTGGTTAGCATCATCAGCAGGACCAATCAGAACATTACCAGTACCAGTAGCAGCATAACCTGCATAGTATCCGATACAAACGTTAGCATTTCCTCCAGTGAGTGTCTCTAATGCGTTGTTACCAATCGCTACGTTCTTCTCACCAGTAAGTGAGACAAGCATTGTGTCTCTACCAATGGCAATATTATCAGATGCAATTCCATTTGCTCGTAATGCACGGTGTCCTAATGCCAGGTTCGCTGCACCAGAATTAGTTGTGTACTGTGCTTCTGTTCCTATTGCTATGTTCTGAGACCCAGAAGTGTTTGCATTCAAAGCCTCATGGCCTACTGCAATATTTGTATTAACACTACTATTACCACGACCTATCTTGAATGGATCTGCACTAGTACCATATAATGTCAGGTCTGCATTGTCTATATTAACAAGACCATTAAGAGTAATACTATCTGTAATAGATGAACCAACTGTTAGATCTTCATTAACTATTAGGTTTTGATTAATTGTAAAGTCACCACCTGCTGCTCCCATTGTAATAGCAGATGCTGCACCAAAGGCTGTAATAGCAGTAGCACCTGTATTAAACAGAGCAAAACCAGTTGATGTAGTAATCAAACTAGTAAGGAAGGTAGGGCTTTGTCTGAAGACAAGACGATCAGTACCAGTTGTATCACTAATCAAACCACGAAGCTGTGTTGATGTAGTAGATGCAAAGGTAGCAAGAGTATCAGATGTGTATGCTACATTACCACCTGCTCTAAAGTTTGCACTAACAGCAGCATTAGCATTGTCACTGGTAAAGGTAAGATCTCTTTGAACATCTAATGTCTTAGATGCTGTCATCGTCAGTGTTGCTGACGCTGTTGATGTAATAATCAATCCATTTATAGAAGAAGCACCAGCTGCTCCGAGAGATGGAGTGGTTAGTGTTGGATTAGTAAGAGTCTTGTTAGTAAGTGTCTGTGTCTCATTCTCACTTACAAATCTATTAGCAACAGATCCATCCCATGATCTCCAGTAAGCACCTGACTCATACCATTCTAATCTTTGATATGCAGTTGTGTTACCAGCAGAGTCTGTAGTTCTGTTAAGTTGAATACCACCATCATTACCAACTAAATTATTTCCTTTCCTTAATTCAATAAGATTATCTGCTACTTCAAGTGTGGTTGTATTTAAAATACTCTGTGTACCATTGACAACTAGGTCACCAGTTATAGTTACAGTAGAACCGTTGTCAGAAATCAAACTATTTGCTAACTGATTGTTACCTGAATCCCACTTGATAACTTGGTTACCTGTAAAGTTAGCAGCATTTTTCAACTCGAAGTTAGTAGCATCAAGAATAACACCATCAGATGCAGTCAATGATGCACCAGTGTCATCATTAGCAGAAGTAACTGTTAGTGTAGTTACACCTCCAGCAGTATTCTGTGAGATATTAGTAGCACCTGCACCAACAAACTTAAAGTCTCCAGCTAGAACTGCATTAGTTCCACTTGCAAGTCTAGTGACAGTATCTGTATCTACACTAGCAATAGTAACATCCTGTCCTGACTGAGAGACAGTAACATTAGAACCACCTGTGAATGTAACATCTCCAGATACTAAAGATCCTGCTGCTCCACCTTTTATTCTAGTGATGGTATCAACAGAACTATATGTAATAGTTGGATCACCATTACCATCCACACCCTGAGCAACAGTAGTAGCACCACCATCTAAGAATGTAAAATCAGCAGCAGAATATACTTGTCCAGATGTACCTCTTAATCTAGTAACAGTATCAGTATAGGTAGATGAAATAGTAATAGTATTTCCAGACTGAGCAACAGTAGATGATCCAGAAGCAGCAATCGTTACATCTCCAGTAACTAAACTACCACCAACTGCTGACTGTACTCTAGTAATAGTATCAGTATCTACATAACTTGAATTAATTGTAATCTCATCTTGAGATCTAGAAAGAGATACATTAGTTCCTGCAACAAATGTTACATCATCATCAACACCAGCACCTGAGGTTGGAGTACTAGTTAATCTAACAATTTTCTTAGATGCTGTAGAACCATCCTGTGCGGAAACAGAGTAGGTTGTGTTGTCATTCGGTGTTACAACTGTACCACCAAGAGCAATAGCAATACCATTAATATTAATACTAGAGTTAACAAGAGAGTTGTTTACAATACCAGTAATAGTATTAGAACTTCCGTTAATATTACACTGTTCAAAAGTTTTATTAGTAACCGTCTGAGTTGTTGTAAGGTAGACATCCCCTGGAACTCCCCATACTACAGTGGATCCATTACTGGTTAGATATTTTCCAGCACCAGAATCTCCACCGATAACGACACCGTTACCAGATAGATCTAAATTGTCACCTGCTACAATTTCTTCGATCTTCTTAGAAACTGCATTAACTATTAAAGGAAAACGATCAGCCATTTATATTCTTCCAAGTTGATACTATGCTCAATCTTTATTTATAGCTAGGAAACTACTATACTTCCACCCATTCCTGAGTGAAACTG